GATCGGTTCGAGTTCGCCAAGGTGAGCGACAAGGTGCTCGAGCGCCGGGCGAATCTCCGCGATTGGGCCGAGGCGCTCGAGGCGCAGGGCCTACCCGTGGATCTGCCCGACATGCTGCTCGACGAAGCGCGCCGACTCAACTACCGGGACATGACGACGGAGCAGCTGATCGGCGTGACGGATGGTCTGCGGCAGATCGTGCACCTGGCCAACCTGAAAAACCGGCTGCTCAAGAACGCCGACGATCGCGAGTTCGCCGCGGTGCGCGATGGCGTGGTCGATACGATCCGCACAAACAAGGCCGCCACCCCGCTCCCGAACGAGTTTCGCGCCGCGGACGAACGCCGGCGGGGCATCAGCAACTGGTTCGCGTCGCATCGAAAAATCGGCGACATCACGCAGGCAATGGACGGTTACGCGGACGGCGGCCGGATGTGGGAGGCGTTCATGCGCCCGCTCAACGCGGCCGCGGACGCCGAGCAGGTGCGGAAGATCGAAGCGGGACAGGCCTACGCCAAGATCGTCGAGCAGTATTACCCGGGCCGTGAGCTCGCGCGGCTGAAAGACACGCAGGAGATCCCCGCGATCAACGCCAGTCTCTCGAAAGAGGCGCGGCTCGCGATCGCGCTGAACCAGGGCAGCGAGACAAACAAGGCTCGACTGCTCGCGGACCCGCAGCGGAAATGGTCGCCCGATCAGATCACCTCGATCCTCGACACGCTCGACAAACGCGATTGGGATTTTGTGCAAGCCACGTGGGATTACCTCAACACGTTCTGGCCCGAGATCGAGGCCAAGCAGAAGCGCGTCACCGGCCTGGCGCCCGAGAAGGTCGAGGCCGCGACGGTGCACACCAAATACGGCGACTACAAAGGCGGCTACTACCCGCTCGTGTATGACGGCCGGCTGAACCCGCGCGCGCGACAGAACGAGGCCGTGGGCGAGGCGAAGCTCACGACGGCGGCCGCGTATGTGCGCAACACCACGAAGCGCGGCCACACCAAGGCGCGGCTCGAGAACGTGAAAAGCTCAGTGCGCCTCGATCTCGGCGTGGCGTTCGGCCACCTCGAGCAGGTGATTCACGACCTGACGCACCACGAGACGCTGATCGACGTGGGCCGGCTGATGCGCGATGGGCAAGTCGTGAAGGCGATCAATGAGACGCACGGCGATCTCGTTTACGAACAGCTGACGCGCGCGCTGCAGGACATCGCGATCGGCTCGACGCCGGCGGCGCGCACCACGCTCGATAAGAGCATGACGTTCCTCAGAACCGGCAGCCAGATCGCCGGCCTCGGCTGGAACCTCTGGACCGGCCTGCAGCAGCCGCTCGGCATGTTCAACGGCATGGCGCGCGTGGGCGTGCCGTGGGTGACGCGCGGCCTCGTGCGCTGGCTGCGCGACGCGGCCACGATGGAGAACACGAGCGCGTGGATCTCCGAGCTGTCGCCGATGATGCGCGAACGGTCGATGACGGCCACGGCCGATCTGCACGATCTGCGCGCGGCGTTCCGCCGGCCGGGCGGCTGGTTCGACGGCATCGTGCGCAAGGTGTCGGCCGACACGCTCACGCAGCAGAACATCACCGACTCGTTCCTCTGGCACATCGCCCTGGCGCAGCGCGTCGCCGACATTCCCACGTGGCTCGGCCAGTTCGAGAAATCGCGGGCCGCCGGCGAACCCGAAGCGCGCGCGGCCGCGCTCGCCGACCAGGCCGTGCTCGATTCGCAGGGCGGGGGCAACGTGAAAGACCTGGCGCAGATCGAGCGCGGCGGCCCGATCGCGAAAGTGTTTATGACGTTCTACAGCTACGGCAACACCGTGTTCAACGCGACGCGGCGCGAGGTGGGCATGCTCAACCCGCGGTCGCCGACGAGCTACGGCGTGTTTCTCGGTCACCTCGGCCTGATCTACTTCGTGCCCGCGCTGGCCACGACGGTGCTCTCGCGGATGACTGGCCGGCGCGGCGGCCCCGATGACTCGTGGGAGAAATTCGGCAAGGACATGGCGCGCGAAGGCCTCAGCACCGCGATGAACACGATGGTGCTCGTGCGCGAGCTCAGTGGGCTCGTGCAGGATGGCGCGCGCGGCTACGCCGGCCCGGCCGGCACGCGCGTGCTCGAGACGTTCTACAACCTCGGCCACCAGATCGAACAGGGGAACGCTGACGAGGCGCTCGCGAAAGCGATCAACAGCACCGCCGGCGTGCTGTTCCACTATCCGGCGAACCAGGTGCAGCGCACAGTGGACGGCTGGATCGCGCTGCAGGAAGGGCGCACGCGCAACCCTGGCGTGCTGCTCGTGGGCCCGCCCCCGAAACCCAAGGGCAAGTAGATGCCGCGGCCGAAAGCTACTCCGCTCACCGGCGTTTCGACGCGCACACAGTCGCCGATCATCCGGCAGGACAACCGCGAGAGCGGACAGACCGGCGCCACGGGCGCGACGGGTGCGGCCGGCCCACCAGGTGCGCCGGGAGCCCCGGGCGCGCCGGGTGCCCCAGGGACGCCCGGCAGCCCTGGCGCCGCGGGCATTCCTGGCGCCGCTGTGGTCGGCCTCGAGGGGCCCGAAGGACCGGAAGGCCTGCCGGGCCCGCCGGGCACCACAGGCGCCCAGGGACCGCCTGGCGCCAGCATCGTGGGCCCGGCCGGCGCCACGGGCGCGCCCGGATGGGACGGCGAAGATGGACTAACGGGACCGCCCGGCATGATGGGCGCGACCGGATCGCCCGGGCCGATCGGCGCGTTCGGACTGCCCGGGCCGCCTGGCGATGACGGGCCCGAGGGGTTCGAGGGCCCCGCTGGCGCGCCGGGCCCGCAAGGCCCCACCGGCCGCATCGGCGGCAACTACGATCAGGAGCAGCTCGCCGGGCCGTTCATTTCGGGCGCCGGCAATGTCATGTCAGGCATCGCGGCCGGCACCACGTTTTTCACGCCGAACGCGAGCGGCGTGTTCATTGTGATGCTGCAGTGCCGCGCGATCTTGCCGGCATCCTCGAACGCCTTTCTGAGTCTGCATTGGGGCACCGGGCCGGGCCCGAACACCGGCGATCCTGTGACCGGAAACCAGATCGGCCTCACTGTCGGCCCACTCTCGTCGAGCACATTCCTGCTCAACATGAGCGGCATCATTACGGGCCTGACGTTGGGCGAACCTATTTGGATCGATGTCAACCTGCAATCGGGCGCCGCGGGAAATCAGCTCTCGAATGTTACCGTCACCGCGTTCGAGCTCGCCGGCCTCGGCATCGCAACCTACCCGGCCGGCATCGCAGGCCTCGACGGGCAGGACGGCGAGCAAGGCCCCCCAGGCCCGGCCGGCCCACCCGGCCCCGCTGGTGCCCCAGGCGGCGGCACCGACATGCCGCTCACGCGCCTCACCGTCGTGGCTGACACGACCGTCACCGCTGGCTACTCCGCGATCGCCGTGCGGAAATTGTTAATTAACAACGGCATCAAACTGATTCTCGGCACTGGCAGCCGACTGAGGATTCTATGAGCGAGCTCGATCTCACCGCCATCGCCGGCAGCTCGATCGCGACGCCGGGCGCCGGCGTCGGCGCCTGCTACTACGACAGCACCGGCAAGGTGATCGCCGTGAAGGACGACACCGGGTTCGTGCGCTCGTTCGGCCGCAACAACTTTTCGGTGGCCGCGCAGGCGCCGGCCGCGGCCACGCGCACCTACCTCACGGGATCGGCGCTCGCGATGCCCACGACGAAGGGCCAGATCGGCAGCATGTTCCGCTGGCGCTGGAACATGACGAAAACAGCCGCCGGCGTCGCAGCCTCAACGATCGATGTTTGCGTCGGCGTCAACGGCACGACGGCCGACACCGCACGGCTCTCGTTCACCAAGCCTGCCGGCACGGCCGTGATCGATGAAGCGTGGTGCGAGATCATGGCGACACTGCGCGGCCCACTCTCCGCTGCCGGTATTCTGGCCGGGCAGTTCATGCTGAAACACAATCTCGCGGCCACGGGCCACGCGGTCATTCCGATCGTGACGCAGAACGTGATCTCGGCCGGGTTCGACGTGACGACGGCCGGGCTGATCGTGGGCGTGTGCCTCACATCCGGCGCCGCGGACGCGATCACGATCCAGCTGATGCAGGCCGAAGCAATAAACCTCTAACCTCGAGCCTCGAGGCGCGTAGACTGACAGCAGGAGTCATAGCATGCCACGCACAGCCAAACGCTTGTTCGGCCCCATTCAGGTCGCAACGGGCCCCACTACGGTCTACACGGCGCCGGCGGGTCAAGCGAGTTTGGTGACCTTCCTCTGGTTCAACAACCCGAGCGGCGCGCCCGTCACGATCACGCTCTCGATCGGCGCCGACGCCGCGGCCACGCGCATGTTCGACACCTACAGCATTCCCGCGAAGGCCGCCGGCGTCACCGATTCCAACCGCCCGTTGTTCGTCAACATCCCGCTGGCCGCCGGCGAGATCCTCACCCTCTCTGCAGGCACCAATAACATCGTGACTGCGATGGGCAGCGGCTACGAAGGCGTCTAGCGTCGGATCGCCGACAGAGGAGGATCCCGTGCAATTTCTGCCCGCGGGACGCGCTACACTACTCGCGTTCACCACGACGCCCAAAGGAGCGCCCCGCGTGGATCCACAAGCCGAGCCCGGGCTGGATCGTCGCCACTATCGCAACGATCACGATCGGCGTGCGACCGCGAAGCCGTCAAGCTGGACCCTCGAGCGGATTGTGATGCTGCTCACGTTGGGGTTTTCAGTGGCCGGGTTCGTGTTTGGGATCGGTGTGCAGTGGGAACGGACCACAACGCTCGAGGCCACCGTGAAAGCGCGCGACGAATCGGTGCAGAAAAGCCTCGAGGAGATCCGCAGCGGCTACGTGCCGCGCGAAGTCTACACGAGCGATCAGAAATATCTGACCGCCTCGATCGAGCGGCTGACGGCCGCCCTGGAACGGCGGCGACTCCCGTGAATGAGCTCTCGATCGGCGAGATCACGGCGCTCTCCGCCGGCGGCGCCATGCTGATCGCCGCGTTCTTTGCCGGCCTCGTATCGGTGATCACCGCCTGGCGCACGATCGCGGCCAAGGTGAGCGCGATCGAAGGCCACGTGAACAGCGAGAAGACCGCCGACCAGGGCCGCCTCGAGAACCTACGCAACGAGAACGGGCTGCTGCGCGAGATGCTGAACGACCGCAAAACGACCGCGAGCCTACTCGCCCAAGCCGTCGCTTCGAGCCCGCGCGCACTCCCGCCCGATGCGACCGCCGAAGCCGTGCCCCCTGGCGCGCAGCTCGAGGCCATCGCCAAGAGCACCGACGCGATCGACCACAACACCCGCTAACCCCGATTGTTGACAACTACGCGGGCAACCCCGTAAGCTGGCCGCCTATGACACTACCTAAGGCCGGCGCCCACGGGCCCGGGCGCGCGTCGATCTTCCGCGACAAGAAGGACGGCGCCCGCCTGCAGGGCATCATCACCAAGGCCGGATCGCAGCGGTTCGAGGCCGCTCGCAAACGCCTGGCACGACTCGCCGCACGCGACGCCGAGGAGGTGAGCGACGCCGACACGATCGAATATTTGGCGCGAGGAGAGGCGGAAACCGTCAAGTATCTGAGGGCGTAAACACGAACGGCCGGCCTGCCTTTGCGAAGGGCAAGCCGGCCGCCAACAGGGGAACGCGATGGCCGAAGCACCATCAGCCTACCCGGAAGGATCCCGCGTGTCAAAAAAGCACAAACCCACCCGGCGCCGGCCGAGCACTGCCCTTGTGCTGGCGAAGAAGAAACAGCGGCTCGCGCGCGTGACCGCATCCCGACATCGGGACAAGAAACAGAGCAACCCGATGGAGGAGGCACTCGCGCTGCTCGATCCGTGGCAGCGGGCCGAGTTCGATAAGCGCCTCAGCCTCACTGACAACGGCACGCTCGGCGAGGAGGCCACGCTCGGCGCGCTCGGCCTGGTCGAGATCAAACTGCGGCCCGAGGAGGAGGCCGCGCTCGCCCTGCCCGTGCCCGTGGATCAGGTGTTGATCAAGCCGACCGGACAGCCCTACCTCTCGCATCCGAGTTACACGCAGTGGTTCAACAAAGCGTTCGGCCGCCTCGGATGGGCGATTGTGCCGAAGGCGAAACCGCGAATGGCTGACAAAACCATCAGCTGCCCCTACATCCTCTACATTCACGGCAAGCCGGCCGCCTTCGCGCTCGGCGAGCAGGAATACCACGAGACGAACAAGGAGCAGACCTACGGCGACGCCTACGAGGCGACCGTCGCGAGCGCGCTGCGGCGCTGCGCCAAGCGGCTCGGCGTGGGCCTCGAGCTGTGGGATCGGCCCTGGCTGCAGGCGTTCATCGATCAGCACTGCGTGAAAGTGTGGTGCGGGGACGACACCAAACCGAAATGGCGCCGGCGGATCGATCCCCCGTTCTGGAACGAGAAGACGGCCGCCGGCCGGAAGGAGCAGAGCACCGTGCGCCATGAAGCCAACGACGACGATCAGCGACGCGAGCAACGGCGGCCGCCGGCGCCGGGTTACGACGGCAGCGGGAGCGAGTTCATTACGCAGGCGCGCGTCGTGGACGGCCAGCGGAAACTCGGGCAAGTCGAGCGGCTCGGCATCATCCTGCGAAACAGCGGCCGCGATCTGATGCAGTTCAAAATGTGGCTCGTGCGCAACTACGGCATCGACTCACGAAAGAAGATTCGCCGGCGCGACTACGATGCGATCTGCGCGGCAATCGAGAAACCGGGCGAGCTGCCTGAACGACCGGACCCGTTGACGCTCACGCGCGAACCTGGAGAGGAAGGCTGATAATGACCCGAACCTACTGCGATCGCTGCAAGGCGGAAACGACCGAGATCGTGTCGGCTCACGTCGTGGGGATTGCCGACGCTGCCGAAGACGGCAACGGCGAAGCCAGATGGCGGAAAGATTTGTGCTCGCCGTGCTTCGAGGATCTGACGCTATGGCTGAACAAACGAGTGCGAATGAGGTTTCAACCTGCGAGGGTTACGGCGCCCGCGTCGAGCTGAACGCGGACGGCCGCGGCACGTGTCCCGTGTGCGGCGCGTGCGTGAAAGTCTATGCGGTGGGCGTGGCGCGCAGCTACGCCGATAGTCGATTTCACCGCGGCCGCGCGTTCGCGAACCCCAACGGACGGATCAACCGACACCCGAAGATGCCCCCGAGGTTCGAGCCTGATGCAGATTCTCGAGCGCCCGTTTAGGTTCGACGCTGACACGCACAGCTACATCGACCTGGCGACCGGCGCCGAGCTGCCGCACATCACCGGCATGCTCGAGCTCACGGGCTGGATCAATCCTGACTGGTATACCGAGGACGCGAGCGAACGCGGCACGGCCGTGCACGGCCTCACCGCCGACTACGACCTCGGCGCGCTCGAGCTCGATCGCCTCGTGTCGCGCTACCGGGCCTACGTGCTGGCGTATCGCGAGGTGCTCGAGCTGCTGCAGCGGCCGACCATGCTGGCCGTCGAGGAGCCTAATGTGCACCCGGCGCTACTGTTCGGCGGCCGACCCGATCGGCTCGTGCATATTTTCGGCCTGGCCGGCATTCTCGAGATCAAGACCGGCGAGAAAAAGAAGGCCGATCAGATTCAGACCGCGCTGCAGGCTATCCTCAGCGAGTCGCGCCTCGAGATCCCGGCTGAGTATCAGATGCGCGTGGCCGTTTACCTGCGGCCCGATGGACGGTGTAAAGTCGAGCACCACAAAGAGCGCAGCGACATCCGAAAGGCCCGGGAGGTAATCGCAAAATGCTGTCACTGATCTCGGCGATCTGGCGCTGGCTCACTGACCCGTCACCGAACCCGCGGCAGGTGTCGGATCGCTGGCGCGCGGAGCACGGCTACGGCTGGCGACCGGAACGACGCGATGAGTGAGAGCAAGATCGACTGGAACGCCCTGGCGCTGCCGAAGGTCAAGGCCGGCCAGCAACCGAAGACGAAAGATCGCGCGACGCGCGGCCGCCAGCTCAAGACGACGGAACGCTCGAGCAAGTCGGAGGTGCGGCGCCTCGATCGCTACTGCCGGTTCCCGCGGTGCGGCTGCAGTAAAAAAGGCTACGCGCTCGCCGTGGCCCACCTCGAACACAAAGGCATGGGCGGCAATCCGAAGGGCGACCGCTCGGAGATCGCGCGGATGATCCTCGTGTGCGCGCCACGGCATCGCGAGAATCCCGTGAGCCTCGACCGCGGCACGGTGCGCCTGACGCCGCTCACGGACGCCGGCACGCGCGGGCCCTGCACGTGGGCCGTGCACGTGCCAAGCCTAAAATTAAAACTCGCATCGCCGTGGCCCGGCATGCAGGTAGAGTGGATGCTGCTCGCGATCGAAACCGCGCAGCACGTGTTTGAACCGTTCACCCCGGAGCAGCTCGAGGTGCTCAACTTCCTGAAAGGCATGAAACGATGAGCGACACCAACGGCAACGGCGCCCGGCCTGAGCGCCCGGCACGCGGCACGTTCCCGACACACAGCGGCACGCCGCCAACACGGCCGCCTGGCGGCACGACATTCGAGATCGATATCAGCCTCGGCGCCGGCAATCGGTTGTATCTCAAGGGCGAGGGCCTCGACCTCACCGAGCTCGACGACGTGCTGCAGGCATTTTTTCAAGCGGCCGGCACGGGCCCCGCTGATCAACCCGCGATCGACGCGCTCAAGGATCGCGTGCAGGCCGCCACGGGCGCGCTCGAGGCGAAGATTCACACGACCACACCGGAGGAGTCCGAACCATGAAGATCCGCGAATATATATTCGCCGCGCTGCTCGCCTTGCTGGCGACCGCCGCGGCCGCGCAGACCGTGATCAACCCGACGCGCATGCAATTCAACAGTCCGAGTCACACCACGACGTTGAGCGACGGCACGCCAGAAGTGGCCAGCTATCAGGCGATGATCTTCGCGCAAGCGGCCGACGTGGTAAGCGGCGTGCCGATTCAGGTGGGGCCCGTCGTGCCGAAAAGCGTGGTGACCGTCGTGACGCCGGCCACGAATCCGCCGACGTATCAGCTGACGCTCGCACAGACCGGGATCACCGTGCCCCCGTGCACCGTGGCGCAAGCCAGCTGTCCCGTCTACACGGCGCTGCTGCTCGCGATCGGCCCGAACGGCACCTCGGCCCGAGGGGTGGCGAGCGAATCAAACCCTTTCTCGGCCGGATCGACAGCAGTGGTGCCTGCCGGCCCGGCGAACGTGAAGGCACTGCAATAGTCCCCGGGCGCGATTTGGCGACGGGCAAGGTGGTTACGATCCGCCTCGACGGGTGCATCAGGCCGTGAGAGAATCGTGGGCGCGAAACCCGTTCACCCACAACAGGAGAGTGCAGGATGGATCTCACCAAACTCGAGGCCGAAGTCACGCGCCTCGAAACCGTTGACGCCTCGGCCGAGCTGCTGCTCAACCAGCTGTTCACCGAAGTGGAGGCCAACAAGACCGATCCCGTGGCGCTGCAGGCGCTCGTGGATCGCGGACGCGCCGCGACTGATGGCCTGGTCGCCGCGATTTCGGCGAACACGCCGGCCGTGCCCTAGACCTACCTCGCCCAAGCCCGCCGGCGTGTGAGTGCGCCGGCGGGTGTCTGCCCGATCTGCCATTCTTGACAACAATCGGGGCCGCGGTCATACTCGCTTTTACAGGAGGAGACAGATGGCCAAAGCAACCAAGGCCGCGGCGCCGGCAGCGAACCGGCAGCGCGCGGCCGAGCTCGAGGTGCTCGATCCCTCGGAGCAGTCCACCGCGCTCGTAGAAACGAAAGAGAACGGCGAGGGCATCATCGCCTGGCTCGCGAGCCTGGCGCCGTTCTTCCGCACCGCCACACAGCTCGAGACGCAATCCAAGGCGACACTCGCCACCGCGAAGGCGCTCACGCTCCCGAAGAACGGCAGCGATGACGAGACGCTGCAGCGGTTCATCGTGCGCGCGCGCGAAGACTACAAGCGCGTCACGACCCATTGGGACATCACCGCGAAGATCTCGAAGTTCCACAAGACGCTGACCGCGGCGCGCGCGCGAGCCACCGACCCGCTCGAGGAGGCCGGCACCATCGCGACGACGCTGCACAACCGCTACGTGGCCGCCGAGAAGGCCCGCGCTGAGGAGGAAAACCGGAAGCGCGAGGCCGAGGCCGCACGGAAGCAGCAGGCGCTGCGCGACCAGGAGCTCGCCGACATCGAGGCGGCCGCGATCGCCGAGGAAACCAAGAGCGAGAAGCTGTCCCTACGCGAGGGCATGTTTCTTGAGAACTACCTGCGCACGGGCAACGCGCTGGCGGCCGCGCGCTACGCCGGCTTTCGCAATCCCGCTGTCGAGGCGCCGCGGCTCGTGGCATCCAAGAAGATCATCGACGCGATCGAGGGCAAGCGCGCGGCCGAGGAGCTGCGCAAGCAGGCGACCGCCACGGCCACCAAGCCGCTCGATCCCGTGTATATCGAAGAAGTCAGACCGGACCTCGGCCGGGCCGGCAGCGACGTGAACACCTACTCGGCCGAGATCACTGATGTCGATGCGTTCCGGCGCGCGGTGATCGACGGCAAGCTCGGCATCCCGCTCGACACGCTGATCCCCGACCAGGTGCGGCTCAACATCTGCGCGCGCGACTATAAGGAGCTGATCGATCGGTGGCCCGGCATCCGCCTCAAGAAAAAGACGGGGGTGCGGTGATGGACGACACCAAGCTGCCCACCGATCCCTACTCGCAGACGCAGGATCGCCTCAGCAACCACCCGGAGAGCAGCAGCGCCGGCGGCAAGGTGATCGACCTGGTGACGCTGCTCGGACACTCGCAGACGTGGATCGTGAAAACGATTCGGCTCGAGGGCCGCGACACGACGTTCGTGCAGCGCATCGACGCCGAGGGTGGCATGCGGCTCGTGCTGCCGCCGGAAGTGACCGCGGCGTATCGCCAGCAGGCCGACCGCCTCGACACGATCGGCCGGCTGCGCGCGGCTCGCAAGGGCGCCGCGACACGCAAGGCGAAGAAGGGCGGCGCACTGTGAACGGCCGCGCGTGGGTCGGCGCCTACGTCACACTGTTCGCGATCGGCGCGTTCCTGGCCGGCGTGCTGTGGGGCCTGCGATGAAGGCCGCCGGATGGGCGGATTGTTCCGTGTGCGGCCTGGCGAACCGCGCCTATCCGCCTAGAGGCTGGAAGCCCGGCGAGCAGCTCGTGGTGTGGCGCCATCATATCGTGCAGGGCGAACGGTGCCCGGGTAGCTACAAGCCTGGCACGAACACGACGCTCGACACCGAGCGCGAGCAGGCGAGCACGTAAGTGTTTCACTACCTCGCGCTGTTTGCGATCGGCCTGGCCGTGGGGTTCATCATCCGCGGCATCGTCTACGGCAGCGACTAACCGCGGCCCCGGCCGCATTTCAGAGGAGCGTTCACATGCGTCGTCTCAATGCAGCGTTCGTGGTTCTGACTCTCGGCATTCTGATCTGCGCGGCCATGTTCGGACCTGGCGCGCGCGCGCAGAGCACGCAGGTTGTGCAATCGCAGCTCGTGGTGACCGGCGTGATCCCGGCGAGCATCGTGCCGACGCAGGTAACCGTCACGTGGCCGACGATGTTCACGGACCAGATGTATAGCGCGGTCTGCGACATCGAAGATGCGATGTTCCCGGGCAGCCTGCAGGTGCGCACGATTCGGGCCGTGACGGCCGGCAGCGTTACGGCCGTCGTCTGGAACCCAACCGGATCATCCTCGCACGCCGGCGTCGTGCACTGTATCGCGGTGCACCCATGAGCACCCGGCTGATCGTCACGCTTGGCATGCTCAACGTCTGCGGCAACGACATCGTGAGCTCGCGCGTGCTGCCGGCGCCGAGCAAGGTCAAGGCGCTCGAGGATCTCTACCACGCCGGCGCCGAGCTCGCCGGCAGCGTCAGCGAGTTCGAGCGCGAGCATGCGCTCGAGATCCTGGCGAACCTCAACCGATGGGCCAAACAGCTCGAGACGCCCGAGCGACCGCCAACGCCCCACGAGCAGGCCGTGCAGGCGACCAGGGACCAGAAAGCATGAAGCCCGAAACCCTGATCAGCCGCCTACATCGGACGGCGAAGCGCGTCAGCGATAGCCTGCCGCCCGCTGTGACGCCCCAGGCGCGCCAAACGGCGATCGCCGGCCTCGAGATGGCCGCCGAGGCCGTGCGGCCGTTTGTAGGGCCCGCAGGGGCTGCCCTGGCCGACGCTGAGATGACCGATATGTCGCTGCTGATGATGGGCGAGAAGTGACCTACCGGGGCCCGCTGTCGGATCCGCTGCCGACATGGGCCGAAGTCGCCGGCGAAGTTTTGCACAAGAGCGAACGCGAGCTAAACGAGCTTAAGGTGCAGCGCCGGCGACAGTTACGGGAAGTGACCGTAAGATTTCCACAGCCATCAACAGGGGGGCTGCGCGCGACGTTCGGCGCGCGGCGATCGCGGGGCGATTTCCGAAAACCATCCACAGATGACTGTTAACGCTTAGTCGTTGAGCCTGCTAGCGATAGCCCGGTTTTGCACATTTTCCACACGCCTTACTCTCTTATAGATCTCTACAAATCATCTGGTGATCTGTTCTTTCAGAGCGCCGAAAGCTGTTGACAACAATCGGGATTGTTAGCAACAATCCGCCTTTCACGGATCAGTTATGACTAAAACCATTCACCAGGCCGGCCCACTCGAGGGCCTCGTGCAACGCTGTTCACGCTGCGGCACCGTGCTGAACGACTACACGCACGCGATGGTGCCCGAAACCGACGCGCGCAAGCCGCTCGGCGGATGGGCCGAGGGCGTGCACGTCGAGGTGCAATTTCACGAGTATTACGGCTCGAGCACGCTGACGATGGACCCGCCCACGTGTGAGCCCCGTGGCTAGCAACGTCAGCCGCGGCGCCTACTACAAAGGCCGCACGAAGAAATGGCTGCTCGCGCGCGGCTGGCAAGTCGCCGATCTCGAAGTCGTGCACTTCGTCTACCCACCTGGTCGGAAGCCGTTCGCCGTGAAGCGCGATCAATTCGGCAGCGATCTCCTGGCCGTCTCTCGCCGGCGCATCGTGTTCGTGCAGGTGAAGGGCGGCCTGCAGGCAGTCGGCGAGCGCGCGTTCGCTGAGGCCGCGCGCGAGTTCAACACGTTCGCATTCCCGCCGTTCGTGCGCCTCTGGATCGCCGCGTGGGCGCCGGGCGCCCGATTCCCTCGGATCATCGTCGTCAACTACAAGGAGCAGCATGGCCAAACGAGCAAAGCGCGCAGCGAAAAAACCCACCGAGAAAACCCGGCAGCGCGTGAAGGCCACGCGCGAAAAGGTGCGACAGCCGCGGCAGGCCGCCCTGATCGAGGACGCACGGATCGCGGAGCTCGACAAGATCGGCTACCGCTACGCTGAGATCCGCGACGCCCGCATCGAGCTGAACCGGCAAGAGAGCGCGCTGAAACTACTGGCGATCAAGGCCATGCACAAGCACGGGAAAACCGTGTATCGGCACGGCACGATCGACATCGCGCTGCTGCTCGGCGAGGAAGACATCAAGGTCAAGATTCGGCCCGAGGCCGAGGTGAAAAGCCACGGCGAAGCGGCGCCCGACAACCCGAGCGAGCAGGAAGCCGAAGGCGCTGAGAACATCGGCGACCAGGAACAGATCGAGGACGGCGCCGGCGAATGAGAAAGGGCCGCCTCACTCGCATCGATCCCGTGCGCCCGATCGTCATGGGGCATTACACCCTCACGGCGACCGGGCTGAAAGTGGATGAGACGCACGGCCGGCCGAATATCGGCGAGCACCTCGGCGTGGGCGAGTTCATTGGCCGCGCGCATCACGCGAGCGGGTTCTGGCTCGCCGACTGGCTGCGCTACGGCGACAGCCGCCATGAATGGCGCGAGCGCCTCGAGCAGGCCATCGACGCCACCGACTACAGCGAGAAGACGCTCAAGAACGTGCGGGCCGTGGGCGCGATCGAGGAGTCCCGCCGGCACTCGCGCCTCGAGCTCGGATTCCACGACGCGGTGGCGAGTCTCGAACCGGACGAGCAGAGTGAATGGCTCGAGCGCGCGTTTGTGGAGGGCTGGACGGTCGCCGAGCTGCGCAAGGAAATCCGCGCGCACAAGCGCACGCGCATCATCGACGGGCAGGCCTCGCTGCTCGGCATGTATCGCGTGGTCTACGCGGATCCGCCCTGGCTCTACGGCGACAGCGGCGCCACGCGCGACGGCAGCCTCGGTAAGGCCGAGCGCCACTACCCGGGAATGACGATCGAGGAGCTCTGTAAATTGCCCGTGGCCGCCCACGTGCTGCCGAACGCGGTGATGTTCCTCTGGGTGACCTCGCCGTTTCTCCTGCAGAATCCCGGGCCGCGCGAAGTGATCGAGGCCTGGGGCTTTGAATACAAAACGTCGATGGTGTGGGACAAGGTGTTAGGGAATTTCGGCCACTACGTCCACGTGTGCCACGAGCACGTGCTGATCTGCACGCGCGGGTCGTGCGTGCCCGATCACCCGACGCCGCAGCCTAGCAGCGTCTACCACGAGCGCCGCTCGAACGTGCACAGCGAAAAACCAGACGGCATCCGCAAGATCATCCAGCAGTTGTATGACCAGGGCCCGTATCTCGAGCTGTTCGGACGGCAGAAGGTGAAAGGGTGGGACGTGTTCGGCAACGATGCCCGACTATGGGCGCAGGAGGCCGCCTCGTGAAACATCTGAGTCAGCTCACCAAGAAAAAACGGAAGGCGCTTGAACGTGAAATGGCCGATCGGATCCTTACCGCGATGGAGGCCATGCTCCGCGACTACAAGGGCGGCGAGATCTGTGAAGGCTGCGTGATGCGCGTCGCAGCGACGGAAACCGCTCGCATGCTCGCGAAGCTGGTGGGCTGGTGTGCGACCAGCGACGCGGATGCAGAGATGTTTCTCGACATTCTCAAACAACAGATCGCGATCGAGCAACACCGGAAGCACTTCCCAGATCCCTCGGGGACCGTCCATTGAGAAACATCAGTTTCTACGCGACGCAGGTGCAGATTCGCGCGCGCACGAAGACCGTCACGCGGCGCCTCGGCTGGCAAAGTCTGCAGCCGGGCGAGCTGCTGCAGGCGATCGTGAAGGGCCAAGGCCTCAAGAAGGGCGAGACGATCGAACCACTCGGCGTGATTCGCGTGGTGAACGTGCGCCGCGAGCGCCTCGACCGGATGACGAAAGATCTGCACTACGGGCCAATAGAGGTGCAGCTCGAGGGCTTTCCGTATTCGTCGCCCGTGGGGTTCGTCAAGATGTTTTGCGAGCTGAACGACTGCCGCACGAGTCAGATCATCACGAGGATTCAATTCGTTTACGAGGAGAGCGCAGCCAATGGATAAACCCAGTGTCGGCCGCATCGTGCACTACGTCGCCTACGGCACGCCCGGGGGCGAGTTCCCCGCCGGCGTCTGCCGCGCCGCGACGATCACCGAAGTTACAAACCTCGAGCTCGAGCAAGTGAGCGTCTGCGTGCTGAACCCGACCGGCTTATTTTTCAATCAGCGCATCGCGCACGACGAGGCGAAAAAACCCGGCACCTGGCACTGGCCCGAGCGCATCTGAGAGGACGGCCGCCCATGATCAAGATCCGAAAAACGTTCGCGCTTCGAGTGCTCGCCTACATCGAGCAACACCCTGGCTGCAGCAGCATCGAGGTGGCGATCGCGTTCAAGGCCGAACCGTCGCGCGTTTACGGCTACCAGCGGCCGACCTCGACGGCGATCGCGGAGCTGCGGCGCCGCGAATTTCTTTCAGACGTGGCGAAATGCTGCAAGCACTGCGGCAGCGCGCTCACGCGCAACACCCAGAACGTGCCGCTCTACGTGACGCCGGCGGGATCAGCCACACTCGCGATGCTGAGGGACGCCGCGTGATCCTCGAGATCTATCTCGACAGCCACGGCCGCAAAAGCCACTGCAACAGCTGCCACGCGCCGATCGAGTGGGCCGAGCTGACAAGCGGCCGCAAAATGCCGTTCAACTATCCGATCGTGGTGACGCAGACCGAGGGCGAGCGGAAGATGGACGGCACGCGCATCATCGAGCGCGTGGACACCGAGATCAGCAGCAGTCACTTCGCGACGTGCCCCGACAGCAAGCGATGGAGTCGCAGCCAGAACGAAAGGCGGAAGCGATGACCCACGACAAGCAGCCCCTCGACGCCCGGGCCCACATAGGCGACGGCGATAGCGCCGCGCGCGAGCTCAACGCCGGCGAAGCCATCACCGCGCTCGGCGACTACATGAAGCAGCGACGGCCGCACCAGGACGAACCGGAACGCATCGAGACGGACTGGCGCGCTGACGGGCTCTGGCCCCTCTGCCCGCGGTGTGAGTCGGACGAGCTCTATAGCCTGGTTCCACCGTCGATCAGCGTGAAGGCGGAACCCACCGATCGACTACGCTGCTACGTGTGCCAGTGGGAAGGGTTCGTGAAACCGCGCATCCCGACATCGGGACAGGAGGCCAGTCATGCCGCTCAAGAAGGGCAGCAGCCGCAAAACGATCAGCAGCAACATTCGGGAGCTCGAACACTCGCAGACGAAGGCCGGGAAGGGACGATCGCACAAGCAGAACGTCGCGATCGCACTGAGCCTGGCCCGCAAGAGCAAACGCTGAGGTTTCCCTGCACGTGCGGGTTCGTGGCCGACAGCGATCTCGAGCTGATGATCCATCAGTCACTCACGGCCGGCGACATCGGTAAACCCCGCTGCCCCGATCGTGCGTGAGATCACCTGGTGCAAGAAGTGCGGCCGGAAGTGGGCGCAGGACCGCACGCGCCTCTGTCGCACGTGTCTCAAGGCCGAGGGGCAATTCTACGGCGTGCTCGAGATGGAACGCCGGCGCCTCGAGGAGCGGCTCGCGCGGGGCCGCTATCGGCACGTGCCACCCGAGGATCTCCTGCCGCGGCCCGACCTCGAGAAGGTGATCGACGGCGTGCACTACTTCGTGACGTGGGACGGAGCCTGACGGATGGAAAAGATCGCCCCGGGCATTTACATCGACGACGACCAGGAAATGCACATTGACGTGCCCGAGCTGCTCGCGGCCCACGGGTTTCCCGACACGCCGGCGAATCGGCAGGCCGTGGTGAGGGCCGCCGTGAAAGTGTTTCAAGACGCAGGCACGCGCGTCGAGGTGACGCCGCACGCCCTGCCGTTTCCCCAACAGCGGAAGGAGTCGTAACCGATGGCCAAGAGTAGACGCGGCTTTGCGAGCATGAAGCCCGAGCTGCAGCGCGCGATCGCCAGCAAGGGCGGGAAGGCGGCCCACGTGAAAGGCACCGCCCACCGTTGGACACCCGAGGAGGCCTCAGCGGCCGGCCGCCTCGGCGGCGCCGCGCACCATCGCCGGCACGCCAATCAATACACGCCGCCGGAGCGTGCCGAATGATCGAAGACAGCCGGAACGCCTGGCTGCACTTCCTGCACGCGCGAAAGCTCGTGATCGATGAGCTGATCGACGAAGGACAGACGCCCGACCAGGTGGCGCGCACGTTGTCGATGGATCAGGGGCAAGTCGTGCTGATCGCGATGACGCCCGTGAAGCTGCCCACCGGCGTGCGCCCGGGCCACACCATGACCCTCGAGAAAGGCTGACACGTGCCGCGTCAACGACGCCCACGCCGGCAACGCCAGCGGCCGCGCAAGGCCGAGCTTGCGCTCGAGCGCCCGACCGAGCTCGAGGGCCTCACCGGCACACAACAGCGGTTCGTGATCGAATACGACAACAACGGGGGCAACGGCACCCGGGCCTACCTCGTGAGCCACGCGACGACGTGCAAGAGCGAGGCGACCGCGGCCACGAACGCCTGGCGGATGCTGAGAAACGCAAAGGTCAGGAGCGCCCTGGCCAAGCTCGAGGAAGCGCGCCACCGGCGCCTGCAGATGACCGGCGACGAGGCGCTGATGCTCGAGGCCCTGGCGGCGCGCGCGGACATCCGCGAGCTCTATGACGAGCAGGGCCGGCTGCTGCCGATCAAGCACTGGCCCGACTCGATCGCGCGCTGCGTCGTGAGCATTCGGCCGGGCCCGTTCGGCGACATCATCGTGCTCGAGAGCAAACACGCGGCGCGGCGCACGGTGCTCGAGGCCACGGGCAAGCTCAAGAACCCCGTCGAGCGCGGCATGTTGTCGCTCGCGCGGCTACTCACCGGCGATTACACGGAGGAAGACGCACAATGATCACCATTCGGCAGATCGCGTGGATCGGGTGGATGCTCGTGCTCGGTGCTGTGATGATCCTCGGCGTGTGCCTCTCGCCGGGCAAGACGGACTAGAATCCCGATCACACAGGAGGCGGTTTTATGGTTGTTGACCGAGGCGAGTTCTTTTCGATGCTGCAGCGGCTCGACGGGTTTTACCGGGCGCCCGAGGGCCTGCAGCGCGCTGACGGCCTGGTCGTTTACCCGGGCCCGACGCCGCAGGCCGATTTCGAGGGCATTGCGGCCTGGGGCTTCGACACGTATCTCAACGCGCGCGAGCAAGGGCAATCACCCGAGCAGGCCTATGCGTTGGTGATCCGCAACATCGTGGCCAGCGACGAGTGGAAACAAAAACACCCTAACTCAGGGGGCGGCGGCGACTGGCCGAGCGTCCCCGTGTTCCGGCCCGCGCCGCGCACCTATATGGGCGACATGTGTGGCGTGGAGATCGACGGGCTGCCGCTCTTGCCCGGCACGAAGGATCCGCGGCTCGTGCTGTCGTGGTTCTACGACCGCTACGCGCTCGCGACCGATCGCCGGCGGATTCGCGACACCTGGCGCGCCGAGCAATACACCGACACGCTGCGCTCGTGGCCCGATGCGCGCGCGTTCGGGCTGACTCCGCAGGAGTTTATCGGCTTGTGCGTCGAGCAGCGCCTCGAGGGCGACGAGCTCACCGTCATGCTGCTCAGCGACGAGATCGACGGCGACATCCGGCACAACGTGCCCGCCCTGGTCGAGCGCGCGAACGAGATCGCGCCGGGCATCATCGCGAGTCGCGCGATCGGCCGCATCTGCATTTCGTTCGAGATGAATGAGATCGTGACGCCCGAGGAGAGCGTCGAGCTGGTCAAGGCGCTCTGTCCGCAATTCGTCGCCGCCGGCATCAAGTGCTACGTGCACCTCTCGCCGGGCTGGTTCAGCATGCTCGCGAACCCGCCGAGCACGTTCACGCAGAACCAGGTGTTTTGGAACGCCACGGTGGGCCACCTCACGGGACTGATGGCGCAGGCGCGCCCAGGCCTCGACAAGCATGGCCTGCAGGACTGGATCAGCGACTGCCTCGAGCGGTGCGCCGGCTTCGACAACATGCCGGTGGAGATGATCGACGGCCACGGCGTCGATTTCATCATGCTCGAGAACGGGAGCTCGGAACGCTTCGACGGCACGCTCAGTGAAACGGACTGCCGGGACCGAGGCCGATGGGCGATCGAGACGCCTGGCCGTGTGGGCCCGGCCGGCAACGTGCACGTGATGGGCGCCGGCAACGGCTATCGGTAACCGACAACCAGGAGGGTAGACACATGGCGAGAGGCATCATCACGTGCACCGGCGTCGAGATCAACATCGGCGACCGCGTGCGCACGCCCAACGGCAAGATCATCACCGTGCAGGGCGCCGCGATCGGCGCGCGGTTCTACAACGCGGAGAAGTGCACCAAGGTCAAGGAGAACGAAAAGGACGTCCCCGAGGATCGCGCGGCCGCGGCGGCTGCCGACGATTCCGACTGCGTGATCTGGGGGTCGTGATGGACGTGCAGAAAATGATCGCGCTCGCGAAGGCGCACCCCGCGGCGCTCGAGACGATCCTCAACGCGCTCGAGACGGAGCGGCACGATAACCCCACGTTCGTGCTCGAGGCCCTGGCCGCGGCCACGAGCGGGGGCGCCGGCCTGTTTCGGTTTGTGCTCAGCCACCCGAGGCTGGCCGGTGCGCTTGCGTCTATACTCGTGAGCAACCCGGATCTCGCAAAGGCGGTTAGCGGCCTTCTGTGAGCGGAGGCCTCGAGATGCTCGATCGGGCGCGTGCGCGTCTCTTACGGTGGCGCGAGCGCCCGATCGACATGGTGCGGGAGGAGTTTCACGCGGAGCCCGATGCCTGGCAGGCCGAAGCTCTGCACGCCTTCGCTCAACCCGAGAACCAACGGATCGCCCTGAAAGCCTGCAAGGGCCCCGGCAAGACGACGCTCGAGGCGTGGGCCGGCCTCAACTTCCTCGCGACGCGCCCGAATCCCCGCATCGGCGCCACGTCAATCACCGGCGACAACATCGACACCGGCCTCTGGCCTGAGTTCGATAAGTGGATGCAGCGATCGAAGTGGTTTACCGACACGTTCGTGTGGACGAAAACGCGCGTCGAGAACCGGCTGCACCCGAACAACTGTTTTATCAGCAAGCGCACCTGGCCGAAGACCGGCACCGAAGACCAGCAGGCGAACGCGCTCGCCGGCCTGCACGCCGATTACGTCATGTGGATTGGTGACGAGGCCGGCGGCTATCCCCAGGGCCTCATGGTGGCGATGGAGGCGATTTTCTCGAGCTGCGTAGAAGGCAAGATCCTGATCGGCGGCAACCCGACGCACACCACGGGCCCGCTCTACCGCGCGTGCACGACGGATCGCGCGCTCTGGTATGTCGTGACGATCACCGGCGACCCCGACGACCCGAAGCGATCGCCGAGGATCAAACTCGAGTGGGCCCGGCAGCAGATCAAACAATACGGCCGCGATAACCCGTGGGTGATGGTGAACGTGCTCGGCCAGTTTCCACCCTCGAGCATCAACGCGCTGATCGGCGCCGAGGAAGTCGAGGCCGCGATGCGCCGTGTGCTGAGGCTGCAGGATTACGAGTGGGCGCAGAAGCGCCTCGGCATCGACGTGGCGCGGTTCGGCGACGACCGCACCGTGATCTTTCCGCGGCAAGGCCTCGCCAGCTTCCGGCCGATCATCATGCGCAATGCGCGCACGACGGACATCGCGGCGCGCGCGTTCAAGAGCGGCACGAAGTGGGGCGCCGAGATGTATCTGGTGGACGACACCGGGCATTGGGGCCACGGCGTGATCGACAACCTGACCGTGGCCGGCGCGCCCGTCGTGCCGATCGTCTATCACGCGAAGGCCATCAACCCGCGTTATAAGAACCGGCGCGCCGAGTTCTGGATCGAGGGCACGAAGAAACTGAAAGAGGGCGCCGCGCTGCCCTACATTCCCGAGCTGATCGCCGAGCTCAGTGAGCCCACCTACACGTTCCTTAACGGCGTGTTCGTGCTCGAGGAGAAAGACCAGATCAAGGAACGCCTCGGCCGCTCGCCCGACCTGGCCGACGCCTACCTGCAGACCTACGCGATCGCCGACATGCCCGGACAGCTGGCGCAGATGCTGCGCGGCAACGACCGAGCGAAGCGAGACGCCGATCCCTACGCGAACGACCCGTATAGCGACCGCCCGGCTGGCCGCGTCCTGCACGATTTCGATCCCAACGAATAGGCCCACGGCACGCTCGGGTGTATCCTCACGCGAACAGGGGGAGGCAATGAACGATGGACAACGCGATCGCGACGATCGGCAAGCGCAAGCTATTCACGATCGACCCGTTGGCGACACTGTTGGGAGTGGTGGCGGCGTCGCATGGCCCGCGGCCGGTGCAGCCGCAGAACCAGCTCCCGGATCCGATCGAGGAGCACCTCGACAGCCAGATGCGCCCCGGCGGCCATGTGGTTGCGGAGAGCGACGGCCGAACGTATCAGATCAAGCGGCTCTCGACCGCCTCAGGCAAGCCTATCCTCGGCACGTTGGAGCGAGTCACACCAAAGCGCCGTGGGAAGGCGGCCCGGCGCGAGGAGAAACGCGCTCGACGCCTGGCCCGCGAACAGGCCGTGCGAACGGGATCCTTGACGAGCTCGCCGACGTGCACCACGAGCTCAGCGAGCTCGACGACCATGAAGCCCACCGACATCATGCCGTCGTGACTGCGCTCGGCGACGTGTTCGAGCGCCTCACGAACCTCGATCGGGAACCCCGCCGGTATCGGCTGCAATGGCGCCTGTTCGGCTACGTGATCCTCGAGCTCGATCTCGGGCCAGCGTGATGTGGGCCGCACCGAATCGCGGCTGCCTGATCGCCGGCCTGCTCTGCGTCTTGTTTTGGGTCGGCGCGTTTTGGGTGATGACAATCTGGCTGATGGGGAGGTGATGACCGTGGGACGCACGCACAAAGGGAAGAAAAGCGGCAAGGGCGGTAAGAAGGGCAAGGGCACCTACTAATGCTGATCCGCGAGGCCACCACGGCCGATCGTGCGTCCGTGGTCGGCCTCGGCCTGCACTTCGCCGGCGCCGAGCCAGCGTTCGCCACCATCCTCGAGGGCGTGACCGAGGAGAGCCTTGGCGGCTTGTTCGATCGGCTACTCGAGGCGGATTACGCCACCGTGTTCATCGCCGAGGACCGCGGCGGCGACGTGTTCGGGAGTCTCGCGATCGCGGTCGTGCCGCATCTAATGACCGGGCAGATCTTCGCCGAGGAGCTCGCCTGGTGGGTGTCGCCAAGCCGGCGCGGGATGCTCGCCGGGCCCCGGCTGCTCGAGGCGGCCGTGCGATGGGCCCGCGATCGCGGGTGCAAACACCTTAAGATGGGAGCGCCAGCCGGTTCGAGTGTCGGCGAGTTCTATCTCCGCAACGGGTTCTATGCCGTGGAAACGGCCTACTTGAAGGTGCTGTGATGCAACAAAACATCCGCCTCGTGTGTGCCATCTTCGCGCTGGTCTTTCTCGTGTTGGCCGCGTTCCCGAAGCTGACCGAACCGCGGCCCGTGGCCCTGCAGTGGCTCGCGGGCGCGTGCCTGGTGCTCGGCTACCTGGTGCTCTGATGGCGTTCACGACGATGGCGCTGCTCGCGCTCGGCGCGTATGCCGCGAGCAAGACGGTGCAGGCCAAGAAACAGCAGACCGCGCTGAACGCGCAGCAGCAGCAGCTCGACGCCCAGGCGCAGCCGGCCGCACCCGGGCCCACGGCGCCGACCGCACCACCGGCGCCGCCACCGAGCGCGACCACCACGGCCTCGAACGACGTAGGCGCCGCCAAGATGGCCGCCGACAAACAGCGCAAGCTCGCTGGCGCCGGCAACACGCTGGCCACGCCCGCGGGCCCGGGCCGCGTGCAGAAGCCAGGCGGCAACGCGGAACCCAAGACGCTGCTCGGTTACTGAGATGCCAACATACAGGGGCGACGACTACCCGGATGGCTCGAGCCGACGCGAACGCTACGGCCGTCTGCGATCGCGCCTCTGGTCCGAGCGGGCCTCGTTCGACGCCCATTGGCGGGATCTCGGCGATTTCCTGATGCCGCGGCGCACGCGGTTTTTCGCGCAGGACCGCAACCGCGGCGACAAGCGCAACCAGAACATCATCGACAGCACCGGCCGGTTCAGCGCGCGCACGCTCTCGAGCGGCCTGCACGCCGGCCTCACCTCGCCGGCGCGCCCGTGGTTGAAACTGACGACGCCCGACGCGAAGCTCGCGAAGCAGCCCGACGTGAAGGCCTGGCTGCACGAGGTGACGCAGCGCCTGCTCACGCTGTTCGCGACGACGAACCTGTATAACGCCCTGCCGACTGTCTACATGGATCTCGGCATCTTCGGCACGGGTGCCATGAGCATCCTGCAGGACAGTCGCGATCTGTTCCGCGCGTATGCCTACCCGATCGGCAGCTACGCGCTCGGCCTCGATCACCGCGGCATCGTCACGACGTTCTGCCGCGACTACGAATTGACGGTGCGGCAAGTGGTTGAGGAGTTCGGTGTGCAGCCGGGGGGCCGTCACATCAACTGGTCAGGCATCAGCAGCACCGTCAAGAACCTCTGGGACCGCGGCGACTACGAGGAATCGGTGCAGGTGACCTGGCTCACGATGCCCAACGAGCTCGCCGATCGCACCAGGATGGGCGCGCGCTACCTGCCGTTCACCTCGTGCCATTGGGAAACCGGCAGCCAAGAGAAGCAGTTTCTAAAAGAAAGCGGGTTTGAGACGTTTCCGGTGATGGCCCCGCGGTGGGACGTGACGGACGGCGACAGCTACGCGACCGACTGCCCCGGCATGACTGCGCTCGGCGACGTGCGCCAGCTGCAGATCGAACAGAAGCGCAAAGGGCAGGCGATCGCCAAGATGGTCGATCCGGCGCTCGTGGGCCCGAGCTCGCTGCGCACACAGAAGACGAGTCTGCTGCCGGGCGATATCACCTATGCCGACACGCGCGAGGGCATGCAGGGCTTGCGAGCCATTCACGAGGTGGCGCTCAACCTCGAGCACCTCGGCCGCGACATCGCCGAAGTGCAATACCGGATTCAACGGGCGTTCTACGAGGATCTGTTTCTGATGCTCGCGCGCTCGGATGATCAGCGCGGCAGTCAGCCCGTCACCGCGCGCGAGATCGACGAACGCCACGAAGAAAAGCTGCTCGCGCTCGGCCCCGTGCTCGAGCGCACGAACGACGAGCTGCTCGATCCCCTGGTCGATCGCGTCTACAAGCTCATGGAGCTGAACCATCTGCTGCCCGACATCCCGCAGGCGCTCGACGGCGTGGCGCTCAAGGTGGAATACATCAGCATTCTCGCCCAGGCGCAGAAGCTGGTCGGCGTGGCCGCGCAAGATCGGTTCCTGCAGTCCACGCTGCCGCTCGTAGAGCAATACCCGCAGGTGCGGCACAAGGTGAACATCATGGCCGTCGTGGACAACTATGCTGACATGCTCGGCGTGGATCCGTCGCTGGTCGTGCCGACCGACGTGGCCACCGCGAACTACCAGGCCGAGCAGCAGGCGGCCGCCGAGGTGCAAAAGAGCGAGGCCACGAAGAACTACGCGGACGCGGCCCAGAAAGCCTCTCAGGCGCCGGTCACCGGCGATTCGATGCTCGCGCGCATCGTCAGCAACGCGCAGCAGCAGGCCGGCGCGCAGCCGGTAGGGGGATAGGTGCCCGAGCCCGTCGTCAAGAACGCCGGCGACCCGGCCCAAGTGAAACGCGCGCGGCGCCTCGAGAACCGGCGCGAGGCGTTCGCCAGCGGCATGCTGCACGCGGTGCTCGACACCGTGGCCGGCCGCGCGTTCGTGTGGGATTTGATCTCGCGCGCCGGCGTCTTCGCGAGCCCGTTTCGATTGACCGACGAAATTTACTACCTGGTAGGCCGTGCGGACTTCGGCCGCGAGCTGCTCGCGCGCTGTGTCGAGTCCGACAACGAGCTCTATATCCTGATGGAACGCGAGGCGCGTGAGCGCGCGGCCCGGGAACAGGCAGAGACTGACGCGGCGCATACTGCCCGCGCGGAACAGGGAGCGGACTGATGGCACCAGAAGCAGCAACAGCGGCCGCGGCGGCGGTCGAGGATCCGAAGGCCGGCGACGTAAAGCCACCCGCACCAGCACCGGGAGATAAACCGGCGGCCGGCGCAGGCGGCGAGGGCGACAAAAAGCCCGCGGAGAAACCCGAGGAGAAACCCGCTGCACAGCAGGCGACTCCTGAGAAGAAAGCCGCGGCAGAGGCAGCAGCAGCGAAGGGCGGAAGCCCCGCCAAGTTTGAGCTCAAGCTGCCGGCAGGTTCTGAGTCGTGGCTCGGCGATGCCGATGTGAAAAACGCGGAGGCATTCGCGCGCGCCCAAGGGTGGAGCAACGAGCAGGCGCAGGCGTTTCTCGAGCGCACGGCCGAACAGGCCGTCGCGCAAAGCGAAGCGTTCCGCGTCGTGACGGAGGCCGATCCCGACTACGGTGGCGAGCACCTGGTCGAGACACAGCGCCTGGCGCAGCTCGCGATCGACAAGCTCCGACCCGAATCACACCCGCACGCCGCGGCATTCAAAACGATGCTCGCGCGATCGGGAATGGGTAACCACGTCGAGGTGCTCAGCTTTCTCGCTGACGCCGGCCGACATATGGCGGAAGACGCTCCCACGCACACGCGCGCCGGCAGCGGGCCGAAAGCAGATGCCACCAGCATCTACGATCACCCGACCAGCAAGGCGCTCGAGAACGCGAAGTAGTCAGCCGCTCGAGGAGTGTGAATCATGGCAGCACTAGGCACGGGCAACCTCACCCTGGCGGATTGGGCCAAACGGCTCGATCCCGATGGCAAGGTGCCCAAGATCGTCGAGTTGCTCTCACAGAGCAACGAGATTCTCGACGACATGACGTTCATCGAAGGCAACCTGCCGACCGGCCACCGCACGACGGTGCGCACCGGCCTGCCGGCGGTCGCCTGGCGCTTGCTCAATCAGGGCGTCGTGCCGAGCAAGAGCACGACGGCGCAGATCGACGAACAGGCCGGCATGCTCGAGGCCTGGTCAGAGGTAGACAAGGATCTCGCGCTGCTCAACGGCAACATCAGCGCGTTCCGTCTCTCGGAAGCGATGGCGTTTATCGAGGCCATGAACCAGGAGATGGGCCGCGTGCTGTTCTACGGCAACGCCGGCGTGGCGCCCGAACAGTTCACCGGCATGAGCGTCCGCTACAGCTCGAGCACCGCGGCGAACGCCGACAACGTGATCAAGGCCGGCGGCGCCGGCGCCGACAACACCTCGATCTGGCTGATCTCCTGGGGCCCCGACACGATCACTGGGATTTTCCCCAAGGGCAGCAAGGCCGGCCTCATTCACGAAGATTTCGGCGAGGTGACGGTCGATATGACAGCCGGTCTGCCGGGCGCGCGCATGCGGGCCCTGCAGGAGCGGTTTCAGTGGAAGAACGGCATTGCCGTGCGCGACTGGCGCTATGCCTGCCGTATCTGCAACATCGACATCAGCGACCTCGGCGGCGCCCCGCCGATCACGACCATCATCGACGCGATGGAGCGCGCAGTTGAAACGATCCCCGACGAGCGCGGCAAAAAGGTGTTCTACATGAACCGGACGATCCGCCGGTTCCTGCGGAAAGAAGTGCGCGAGGCCGTGGGACGTGGGGGCGGGCTGACGTATGAGAACTACGCCGGCAAGCGCACGCTCATGTTCGACGACATCCCGATCCGGCGCGTGGACCAGTTGATCAACGCCGAGGCGCTGGTCGTCTGATCGCGTTCCAGACATCGGGATTTCTCGAGCTCGAGCAGCCGTTCACTTTTTGCAGGAGGGTTCAGTTATGTTTCTCGACGCACTCACTTTGGTGAGCGACGCGCAGGCGTTCGGCGCCTTGGCCGTCTCAACCAATTCGATCGACTTGGGCAACACCACGCCCAAGCGGGAGATCGGCACCGGCGAGCCCGTGGGGTTCGGGTTCCAGATCGACGTGAGCGGCACCGTGGCCGCCACCCTGGTCGAGATTATCTCGGCCACTGACGCCGCGCTCACCGCGGGCATCATCGTGGAGGCCAGCATCACCATTCCGCTCGCGGCCGCACTGGCCGGATCGCTGTGGTTCGTGCCCCTGCCACCTGGTCGCCCGTCGCAGCGGTTCCTCGGCATCCGGGCCACGACCGCCGGCGGCACCATCACGGCCACGAGCTGGCTGACTAGCTGGTCGATGTTCTCGATCCTGGCGAAGGTTTACGCTAAGGCCTTCGTCGCCTAGTAGTTCGATCGGTTCTTACGCGCGCCGGCCGTGCTCACCTCGAGGCGGCCGGCGTTCGTGCATCAGTGAGAGGTTTCAGCATGACGACATCAGCAAAGCCCGTGGTTCCCGGCAAGCCGCAGACCGCGGCCGCGCCGAAAGTGACGCCCCGCGGCAAGATTGGTGGGCCCGCGGCCCGTCAGATCATCAGCACCAACAACGCCGAGGTGCGCCCACCCGCGCGGCCGCCGGCGCCCGACACGACGGCGCCCGTGCGCGTCGAGGCGCTCACGACCGTGTATTACGACGACAAGCTGCGGCGCCCCGGCGACGTGTTCACGATCAGCGGCCGCAAGAATCCCAAGGGTGAGCTCGCCGAGTTCAGTCACCGCGCGATGCGGCTGGTGGACTCGCACACGCCCGAGTCGATCACCGGATCGCAGGCGTTCATCAACCGCGAGCACGATGACATCCGCGCTGGCCGCGAAGCCGCGCGCGTCGCCGATGCCTCGGGCGGCGCGAGCGCGCGCATGGTCCCCGGCGAGCATCGGCCACAGGCCACCGTGCCCGGCCGCCATCGCGATGAGCCCGTGGCTACCGGCAGCAGCGATCCGCTCGGCGCGGACGACGACAAAGACTAGCGAGAGATGCCCCCAAGAGAGGGCCGGGCGATCGTGACTCGAGCGCGACCGCCCGGCCCGCGCGTTCAGGAGTGATCGACCGATGGCCCACAAAGACGAATATCTCCCCTTCACGATTCACCTGAACGATCTGGCCTACTACAATTCACGGTTCGTGCCCGCGCCCGGCGCCGAGGTGGATCCGAATCCACCGAACGATATGGTGTTCCGGTCCCCGGCTGACGCGGCCGCGGTCTACGGTGCGGCGCTGGCCACGGCCGGCAAATGGGCGGGCGGCCCGCTGCCGATTCAATTCGATCCGCGCGACCTGTTCCTCTCACCGTGCATTCGCAGCACGTGGTTCGGCTCGACGATGAGCAGCACGGATCCGTTCCCCCTCGATCAGCAGAATTTCACGCGCAAATCTGGCGGCTGGTTCGGGATCAGCTGGCTGTTTGGTGACAAGACCACCTATCACTGGATCGGCCGGTTCGAGTATTCCCCGGGCCTCGACGGCGGGGTGACTTCGACCGTCGTAAAAATGCCCATGCCGGCCCGGCGCTGGATCGACGGCGCCGAGATCCCGACCGCGGGCGAGGGCCAGTCAGGCGGCAACGCGCGCGCAGCCCGTCGCGCCTCGCGCCACACGCAGGGCCTCGGCTACTCGTTCGACAGCACGCTCGCGACGCGCTCGCACAATCACCTCGAGAACGGCGCCGCGGCCAGCAAGAGCGCCTGGGAGCGCCTCTATGTGCGCTTCGTGCGGTTCCCTGACGTGCCGATCGTCGTGTGGAAAGCGAACAACACGATCACGGCCGGCGGCCCGATGCTCACGATCACCGCGGCCGGCGCGCTGACGCTCAACGACTACGATGGCGTCAGCACGGCCACGCCGATCGGCGGCCTCGGCGCGAACCTGCTCGTGAACAAGTGGTATAAGGTCGATCTCGTTTACAGCTTTGGCACGGTCGGCCCGGCGCTGCCGTATTTCAAGGCCTACATCAACGGCCTGAAAGTGATCGACGCCCCGCCGGCATCGCTCGTCAACATGCAGGGCGGCACGAAGAACGTCTCGATTTCGACGATCGGCGGCGGCACGCCGGCCGGTGGCGCGAATAACGGCATCTGGCACCTTGATGATTGGGTCTGCGCCGAGGTGCCTGATGTGGCCTACGAAACCGGCAGCTCTAACGATTTCATCCGCGGATCGCGCATCGCGCTGATCGGCGCCCAGGGGTTCGCCAGCGATCACAACGTGCTGTGGCTCGGCGACTGGCGCCTCGCGCGCATGCGTCCGATCACCGCCGGCATTCCCTCGCAATTCACGAGCAGCTCGAGCGGCGCGCTGCTCGCGCTCGCCACCGATGCGGAAGTGGAGATCGACGGGCAAGCGAATCAATTTGGCATCATCGCGCTGAACGTCGCGCTGTTCAGCGATAAGGGCGGCGCCGGCGCGAGCGGCACCATCGGCTGGAAATTCCCGACCGGCGGCAACGACCTGGCGGCCATCGTGCAGACGGCCGGATCGTTTTCGTGGACGAATCGCCTTTACCGGCCGGCCGGGCTGATCGATCCCGTCACGCCGCTCGCCGGCCTCGAGCTGAAACACGCGAAGGGGGCGAGCGTCGATCCCGCGAAGGTGCAGAGTCTGATCGCGTGCGCCGAGATTGTCGGCGTGTTCGGCGACGAGGACGTGTATCCACAGAGCGCGCTCGGCACCGCGATCGCGGATCCCGTCGCCGGCGGCATCCAGGGCCACGTGGGCATTCACAACGCGCCCTATCCGCACACGCCGTGGGCCAAGGACCGCAGCACCGCGCCGCAGTCGGCCGTCGTGATCAAGACCGGGCAGTATGTCGGCAACGGCACCGGCCAAGATCTCAAGTTCCGCACGCCCGTGGCCTTCCTCTGGATCCGACCGGAAACCGGTGGCAGCGGCGGCATTCAGTGGTTCTCGAGCATGAACGCCGCGCACGTGCATGGGCAACGCGCGTTCGCGCCCGACACGATCGCCGAGGCGCTGATCGATCCCACGTTCGTAGTCGGCGGCGCCACCGAAACGAACATGGATCTGCCGGCGGCGCCCGACAACCTCGAGGAGGCGATCAACCTCTCGAATCAACTGGCGTTTGGCTTCGCGAAGAACGATATCAATTACATCGGGTGGGCGCCCTACCTGACCGATCCCGTGTATTTCTTCGGGCGCATGCTCGGCAGCGGTTCGCAGGGCGGCCCTGACGAAGCGGTCGCCGGCCTCTACGCCGTGCCCCCCTCGCCCTGGCTCTCGACGCAGATGCAGCAGACGCTGATCCGCCTCGGCCCGAATGCCGACGTGAACGCGGCCGGCGTCACCTACGACTACGTGGCGTTCTGCGATCCCGGCATGCGGTTCAGCAACGCCGGCGCCCTGGCGGCCACCGCGTTCAACGGCGACATCCTCAGCCCGCTCGACATCGAAAACTTTACGCCCGAGAGTGTGCTGCTGATCGCCGAGCAGGACGGCGCGAGCTCGACACAGGTGCTGATGTTCAAAGGCCTCGGCAGCGCGGCCTCAGCGATCAGCGTGTTGACGCTGGCCGAAATCGCGAGCGGCCTGGCCGTCGCGAACGGCACGATGACGCACAAGGCCGGCCTGCTCCAAGTGAGCGGCAACCAGAACCCCTACATTGCATTTCGGCGGGACGATCACACGACCGACCCGAATAAAAACAGCGTAGTCGTGCTGGCCACCTGGGTCGGCGATGGCGGCGCCGCGAAGAACATCCCGCTGACGCCCACGGGGAAGCGGCCGATGTGGGCGCTCGTGGTCGGTCACAACGGCAACGCGGCGACGCGCGATCCGTTTCACACGGGCACGAACAGCCTGCGGTTTCCGAACACCAACAGCACGACCGACATCACCGCCGGCGCCGTCGATCAGTTGACGGTGGGCGTGAACCTGAACACGAACGGCGTGACGTTCGACGCGCTGATCTTCATGGGCTGCGGCGCAGCCGGCAACAACGGATGGGCGGCCGCCGGCGAGTGCATCCCCGTCGATCCGCAGAGCCCGCCCGATCTCCCGCCGGGTTGGGATCCGCCACCGGAGCCCCCGACTGGCCCGCCCGTGGATCCACCGTTCACGCCCGGGCCCGGAGGCAAGCCGTTTGGTGCGCAGTGCATCGGCCCGAGCACGGAGCTGATCAACCAGGCGCTCAGTCGCATCGGCGTGAGCAAGCAGATCGAATCGATCCTCGACGAGCCAAGCGACGAGGCCGTCACGTGTCGCCTGCACTACGAGAGCGACATCGACGCGACGCTGCGAGACTTCCCCTGGCCGTTTGCGACGCACTACGCGACGCTCACCCTGGTGGCCGGCCCGACGCCCGTGGCGTCACCGGACTGGACGTATGCGTATCGGCAGCCGAGCGACTGCGTGTTCGAGCGCCGGATTTGTCTGCCCCGCGGCGATGCCGTGGACCCAACGCCCCCGCCGTTTCAGTTGAGTAACGAACCGGCCGTCGTGACGACGCCCCCGCCGATCCCGATCGTGGGCAACACGGCCGCGAATCCCACCGTGTTCCACACCGGGCCCGCGCACGGCCTGGTCAGTGGCCAGATCGTGACGATCGCCGGTGTCGTGGGCAGCGTGCCCGATGTCAACGGCCTCTGGGTCGTCACCGTCACGGACCCGACGCACTTCACAATCCCGCTCACCTGCAGCAATCCCGGGCTCGGCGGCACCGTCACCGGGCCCGAGGTGGTCGTCACGCCGGGTTTCAATCTGATCTACACGAACCAGGCCGGCGCCGTGCTCGAATACACCTGCCGGCCCGAGTGCGTGAGCCTGCTCGGCGATGCCTTGTTCCGCGAGGCGCTGATCTGGAAGCACGCCAGCAGCATCGCGCCGGCGCTATCGCGCATGACCGACGCGGCCGTCAACGCGACCAAGATGTATATCGCGGCGATCGACCGCGCGAGCGATGTGCTGCGGCCGGGCAACCCGGGCCGCCTCAGCCTGGCGACCGCGACGATCGACACCGCGGCCGCGGCGATCGCGGCGAACCTGAACGTGGCGAACCGCGCGCTGTTGCGCGTGGGCTGCCAAACCATCACGAGTCTCATCGGCGATCAAAGCCGCGAGGCCACGGCCGTGCGCGCGATCTTCGAGGAGGAGCTGCAGGGCGTGCTGCGTGATTTTCCGTGGGCGTTTGCCACGGTCTACCTGATACCGGCGCTGGTCGCCGGCACCGCGCAAGCTGGCGTCAACGATGACTGGCTCTTTTCGTATCGCATCCCCACGGACTGCGTAATGGTGCGGCGCGTGATCAACCCGGCGCTCGGACGGCGCTACGATCCGAACCCGCCGACGTTCCGCGAAGGCACTGACACGCTCGGTAAACTGCTGTTCACCAACCAGGAGAACGCCACGATCGAGGCCACCGCGCGTTACGACGCGATCGTCAGCCGGGGCGATGCGCTGTTCCGCGATGCGTTCGCGTGGCGCCTGGCGGCCTGCCTGGCGCCAAGTCTCAGCAACCCCGATCCCGAGAAGCCCGAACAGCTCGGCCGCGGCACCGACGATCTCGCCTCGAGGCAACGCGCGACACCGAAGGGCAGCAAGCAGCAGCTGCGGCGGATGGTGGCGCAGGATGCGTGGCGGATGTATTTCATGGTGATCAACCAGGCCACGATAGCCGACGCCAACGAGCAGCAGCAAGAACCGGAAGGGCAAGCCGATTGGATCATGGGGCGGGAGTAGCGCATGCCTGAGAGTCTGTTTCAACGCGCGTTCGCCGGCGGCGAGCTGGCGCCGGCGCTCGGCGCGCGCGCGGACCAGGCCAAATACATCACCGGCCTGCGGACGTGCCGCAACTTCATCGTCCAGCGATCGGGAGGCGTGGCGAACCGGCCGGGCCTGCGGTTTGTGAACGAATGCAAGGGCGGCGGCGATTCGGGCACGTTCCTGATGCGCTACGTGGGCGCGACGCCGGGCGACAGCTTTCTGATCGAAGCGGGCAACGGCTATCTGCGCTTCTATAAGAACGGCGGGCTGATGACGCTCGCCGGCGTGGCCGCGTGGAGCGGCGCGACGCCCTATCTGATCGGCGACATCGTGCTGAGCGGTGGCGTGAATTACTACTGCATCCTGGCCCACACGAACCACGTGCCCCCCAACGCGACCTATTGGTATGCGATGCCGAGCAACATCCTCGAGCTCCCGCATCCGTTCGGCAGCGGCGGGTTCAAATGGGTGCAGAGCGGCAACGTCATCACCCTCACCTCGCACAACGCGCGACCCCGCGAGCTGATTTTCCTTGCCGATACGGTGTGGGTGATTCAGGTGATTGACACCGCGCCGCAGATTGGGCCGCCGACCGGCCTGGCCGGCGTCGCCGGCGTCGCCGGCACGCAGTCGTTCACCTACGTCGTCACCGCGGCCGCCGTCGATACGCTCGAGGAGAGCACGCCGAGCGCCGCGTTTCAGATCAACACGGCCGGGCCCCCGACGCCCGCGGCGCCGAATACGTTGTCGTGGACGCCGCCCGCCGGCGGGCCCGCGGCCGCGCAGTATTACGTGTATCTGGATCCCACGGGCAACGGCACGTTCGGCTTCATCGGCACGGCAACCGGCGTGGTGACGTTCGCCGACCCGGGCAACGTGCCTGATTTCAATCTGACGCCCCCGCTGCCGCGCGTGCTGTTCACAGCCTCGGGTGACTTTCCGGCCACGGCCGCCTACTACCAGCAGCGCCGCTTTTTCGCGAACACCGAGAACAACCCGGATGCTGTGTGGGCGAGCCGGATCGGCCTGCAGAGCAATTTCAACGTCTCGAGCCCGCTGCAGGACGACGACGCGATCACGTTCCGTATCGCCGGCAACGACAACCACCCCGTGCGGAACATCCTCGGCCTCAAGACCCTCGAGGTGCTCACGGACGGCGGCATCTGGACGATCGGCGCGCCCAAGACCGCGCTGACTCCGGGCAACATTCCCGCGGACCAGGAGACATACGCCGGCACCGATGATCTGCGGCCGGCCGTCGTGGGCAACGCGATCATCTACGTGCAGGCGCGCGGCGCGCTCGTGCGCGACGTGCAGTTCGATCAGCAAGTCGAGGGCCTGGCCGGCCGCGACCTGACCATCTACGCGCAGCATCTGGTCGATGGTTTCTCGATCGATAGCCTTGACTACCAGCAAACGCCCAACTCGATCGTGTGGGCCTGCCGCAGCGACGGCACGCTGATCGGCCTCACCTACATCCCCGAGGAGGAAGTTTGGGGCTGGCACCGCCACGACAGCGGCGCCGCGGCACGGTTCCAAAGCGTGTGCGTCGTGCCTGAGATCGGCGAGGATGCCACCTACGTGATCATGCGGCGCACAATCAACGGCGGGTTCCACCGCTACATCGAGCGCCTCGAGTCGCGCACGATCAGCAACTTCGTCAACGATGCGTTCTTCGTCGATGCCGGCCTCACCTACACGGGCGCGCCCGTCACCGCGATCGGCGGCCTCGGCCACCTAATCGGCCAAGTGGTCGCCGTGGTCGCCGATGGCGTGGTGATTTTCGACGGCGATCCCACCTCGTTCAAGGCGCCCGAGTTCACAGTGGATGGCGCCGGCAACGTGCCGCACGTGCTCGCGATCGCGGCGAGCGTCATTCACGCCGGCATCCCGATCCGCTACGCGGACCTTGAGCTGCTCGATCTCGACGTGCAGGGCAACGACATCCGCGACAAGAAAAAGCGCGTGGGCAGCGTCAGCCTGATCCTCGAGGCGAGCGTGCGGACGTTCCGCGCGGGCCCCGACGCGGCGAACCTCACGCCCGTGAAGCTCAAACCGTCCGAGAAGAATCTGCAGGGCGTGCCATTCACCGGCCGGGAGGAGCTCAACGTGCAGGCGACGTGGAACGACTACGGCCGTGTGTTCATTCGCCACACCGACCCGCTGCCGCTCACCGTGCTCGGCGCGCTGCCTAACTTGATCATCGGAGGATGAAAATGCCGAAGCTGAAAAGCATGAAGATGCCGAAACGCGAAATGGAAAAAATGGCCGAACCCTCGAGCATCGCGACCGATCGGCCGATGTATCCCTGGGGGCTGTCCGTCAGCCTCGATACGTGCTGCCTGGCCATGCTCGGCCTCGACGCCAGCGACTTCCAGATCGGCGAAGCGAAGACGCTGATCGCGCGCGTGGAAGTGACCGGGATCAGCTCGAGCGAGAGCAAAGACGGAGACGCGAATCAGAGCGTGCAGCTGCAGATCACCGACATGTGCCTCGAGGAAGGCGACGAGGCCAAGAAGGCGGCCGCGGCGCTCTACGACAAGTAGGAGCGCGAGCGATGACATTTACCACCCTGGCGCTGCTCGGACTGTCGGCCGCCGGCATCGGTCTGCAGGCGTATGGGCAACACAAAGCCGGGCAGGCCGCCGAAAAAGCGGGGGAGGCCGCGGCCAAGGCCAGCGAATCCGCGGCCGGCATCAGCGATTACAACGCCCAGGTGGCCGAGCTGCAGGCCAAGGACGCGATCGAGCGCGGGGCCCAAGAAGAAGATCGCTTCCGCACGCAGGTGCGCGGGGCGATCGGGACGCAGCGCGCGGGCCTGGCGGCCAACAATGTCGATGTGGGCTTCGGATCGGCCGTGGACGTGCAGGCCGACGCGGCTTACCTCGGCGAGCTCGACGCGCTCACGATCAAGAACAACGCCGCGCGCGAGTCGTGGGGTTATGAGGTGCAGGCCTACGACGAGAAACAACGGGCGCGCATTGCGCGCGAAACCGGCCAGTATCAGATCGAGGCCGGCAAGACCGCGGCGACCACGGGCAACATCAACGCGATCGGCACGATCGCGACCGGCGCCGGCTCGCTGCTGATGGCGCGCTACGGGTTCGGCACGTCGCGCACGTCAGCCGTCTGATCAGGAGCGAGAGCATGCCCACCGTTCAACTGTATGGCAGTCGCAAGATCGGGCCAGCGGCGCTGCCGGGCGCGCGACTGACCGCCCACGAGACGCCCGAATCCCAGGGCGCCGGCGTCGCCGAAGCGGACGCGCAGCGCGGCGAGGCGCTCGGCAACATCGGCCAACGCGCGGCGAGCATCGGCACGCACCTGTATGCCGAGCACGTCGATCAAGAAAAGCAGCGCGCCGACCAGGTGGCGCTCATGGAGGCCGAGAACAAGCTGTCGGAGTGGGAGAACGATCGGCTCTATAACCCTGGCACGGGCGCCCTGAACCTCAAAGGCAAGAACGCAATGGGGCTGCCCGAAACCGTGGGCGGCGAATACAAAGATTTCGCGAGCTCGGTGCAGGAAGGCCTGACCACTCCGCGGCAAAAGGAAGCCTTTGCCGTCGTGGCCGGCCGGCGGGGGCAGTCGCTCGACCTCACGCTGCAGCGGCACGTCTTCGGCGAGATCTCGCAGTATGAACAGGGCGAGCTCACGAAACTGATCGACAACAAGAAGACGGAGGCCGTGCAGAACGCGGCGGATCCGCGGCGCGTGGGCATCGCGCTCAACGATGCGCTCGATGCGTTCACGAGCTCGGCGCCGCGCCTCGGCATAGGCCCGCAGGAGATCGAGGCCGGCAAACGATCAATCACAAGCGCGACCCACGTGGGCGTAGTCGAGCAGCTGCTCGCGACGAATCAGACGAAGCAGGCCAAGGTCTATTTCGACGAAGCGAAGGGCGCGATCAGTGGCGATCAGCTACCGCGGCTCGAGAAGGCGCTGCAGGAGGGCGACGTGCGTAAGCAGTCGCAGCAGCAGGCCGACACGATCATCGCGGCCGGCGGCACGTTGTCGGAGCAGCGCGCGAAGGCTCGGCAGATCGACGATCCCGAGGTGCGCGATAGCGTGATGGCGCGCCTCGAGCACGAGGACGCCGTGAACGAGAAGGAGCAGCGCGAGGCCGCCGAAACCGCGATGAAGGGCGTGTATAACATCGTGGATAAAACGCACGATGTGAACAGCATCCCGCCGACCACGTGGGCCAGTCTCACCGGGCCGCAACGCTCGAGCATCCGAGAATACTCGGATCGGCTCGCGCGCGGCCTGGCCGTCGAGACGGACATCCCGACCTACTACGGGCTGATGCAGAAAGCGGCCGACGATCCGACGACGTTCAGCACGACGAACCTACTCAACTATCGCGGCCGCCTCGGCGACACCGAGTTCAAATCGTTGACCGGGCTGCAGCTGTCGATTCGCAACGGCGATCGCAAGGCGGCCGAGGAAGCGATCGGCGGGTTCCGCACGCACGACCAGATCATCAAGGATTCGCTCACGCAATACGGGATCGATCCGACGCCGAAGGAAGGCACGAAGGAAGCGGCCGCGGTCGCCGAGCTCCGACGCCGGCTCGATGCGAACGTCGCCGATCTCACGAACAGCACCGGGAAGAAAGCGAGCAACACGGACATCCAGGCGCAGCTCGACAAGATCCTCGGCACCCAAGTGAATGTGCCCGGCTCATGGTGGGGCCTGCTGCCGTTCAACGGGATTTCGTTCCGCGACTCGAACAAGCGGATTATCGATCTGACGATCGACGACGTGCCCGCACCCGAGCGCCAAGAGATCGAGGCCGCGATGAAACGGAAGAACCGCACCGCCACCGATGCCACGATCCTCGACGCCTACGTCAAGAAGAACGCCGCGGGGCCGAAGTAGATGGCTGACCTCGAGCTCGAACCTCCGATCACCGACGAGCCCGGCCAATACGATCAGGCGGTCGATCAAACGCCGGCCGCACCGGCGGCGCCGGCGGCCGCGGGCCCCCGCAACGCCTACGACGATCTGTTCGATCAGGAAGACGCCGGCCGGCAATCGCGGCTCCGCACGTCGCTCGTGCAGGCCGCCGACAAATCACCCGATCGCGCGGCGCAGGTGCAACAGCTTTCGACGCGCACCGGCCTGGCGCCCGAGGTGATCGATCGCAACTTCGACGAAATCCTCAAGCGATCGAAATTCGCCACGACCCCCTACACGGAGATGCTCAAAGACTCGCCGGCCGTCGCCACGTGGGCGGCCGAGCCCGTGCACGCGGCCGTCGCGCAAGACGACATGGAGAACCTCGGCGCGCTCGAGTGGCTGATGAAAGCGCCGGCGCGCGCGATCAACCAGGTGCTCAACCAGCAGGCCTACGGCGATCTGCGCACGAAGTCGATGTTTCGCGATCTGACGCAAGCGGAGCACGACCAGCTCGAGACGTATCGGTATCACGCGCAGGAAGACAGCCGACTCGGCACGGGCAAATCGTGGTTCCGCGGCGCGATCACCGGCGGCATGCAGCTGCTCACGATGCTCGGCACGGCGCAACCGTATGCCCTGGCCGGAGCGGCCGGCGGCGCCGTGGTTGGTGGAGCAGGAGGGAGTTTAGTGGGCCCGGGCGGCACGATCGCCGGCGCCGCGAAGGGCGCCGCAATCGGTTATGAGGCCGGGAACATCTACGGCATGGGCAAAACGGCGTTCATGTCGGAGGCCGGCAGCAGCTACGACCAGTATCTCGAGATGAAGGACGAGCACGGGCAGCCGCTCGATCCGCAGGTGGCGAAGCTCGCGGCGCTGGCCACGGGCGCTATCAACGCCGGCCTCATGCTCGGCGCCGGCAAAGTGGTGCAGAGCACGATCCCCGGCCTCGAGAAACTGACCGGCGGTTACACGCGCGACGCGGTGCAGGCCGCGCTGCGGCAGCCGCGGATTCGCGCGGCGCTGCTCGAGGGCGCGAGCACGTGGGCGAAGGGCGTGACCGAAGGCACGGCCGTGATGGTGGCGATGCGCGCCGTGAACATCATGGGCGGCGCGCTCGCCGAAGCCACGGGCCAGCGGGCCGCGGTGCCTGGTCAGATCGAACAAGGCAACATCAATCTGTTTGCGCAGCCCGAGGTGAAAAACCCGAACGGCTCGATCTCGACGGTCGATTCGATCAGCATCGGGATCGACGGCAAGGAGGTGCTGCTGCCGCAGGTGACCCCGGACGGTCGGCACTTTCACAGCGCCGACGAAGCGTTCGCCGAATACCAGGCGACCGGGCGCCACCTCGGCAAGTTCGACACGCCGGCGGCCGCGACCGCGTTCGCCGAGCAACTGCACAACGACTACGCGGCCGGGAAATACAAACCGCAGCACGTGGGCGAGCAGCTGCTCGAGGCCGCGGCGAGCGGGTTTCAGTCGATGGCGCTCGTGACGGCAGCGGGCCCCATGAGCAAGTTCGTGGCGGATGCACAGCGCGCGATGCGCGCGAAGCAGGCCCCGCTGTTCTTTCAGGCGCTCGGCGAAGGCGTGGCGCAATCGAAGACGAACGGCCGGCTGCCCGAGGCCATGCAGAAATTCGTGGCCGAGGCCGTGAAGGACGGCCCGATCAAGACGCTCTATCAGCCCGTCGAGACGTGGCGCGACTATTGGCAGAGCAAAGGCGTGGACCCGGCCGAGATGGCCGCGAAGGTCACCGGCTCCCGCGATGCCTACGACGAGGCGCTCAAGACCGGCGAGGATCTCGCCATCCCCACCGAGAAATACGCGAGCCTGCTCGCCGGCACCGAACACAACGCATTTTTCGCGAACGAGCTGCGCCTAGGCGGCCCCGAGGAAATGAACGGCCGCGAGCGCGCCAAGCTGGTCGAGGACATCAAGACCGCGGCCGAGACGCTGAGCCAGCAACCGCCGGATCCGACCGACCCGGCCGCCGAGGGGGTGAAGCGCGCCATCCTCGAGAAGATGACCCAGGCCGGCATTCCGGCCGACGTGGCCGAGGCCTACGCGCGCCTGCCCGAGGCGCTGTTCACGCAGCTGGCTGAGCGCAGCGGGTTCGACCTGGCCGGCCGCTACGATATCAACGTCGAGCGACCTACGGCAGAGCCCGTGCAGCCGAGTGTTCCACGTGGAACATCTGAGCAACCGCGTGCAGCCAAAGCCCCGATCGGCGCAGGAAGCGTGCCAACGACCGCGCCAGCGGCCGCAGGAGCGACGCCGGCGCCGGCCGTGGGGAAGCCTGTCCCGACCGCGCAGAGTCCCGCAGACGCGGCGGCAGCGGCCGCGCCGGTGGAAACCAAGGCGTATCAGGACTGGCGCCGGCAGCTCGAGCTCACGGCGGCCCGCCTGGACATCACCCCGAGCGAGGCCGTGGCGCACGTGGGCCCCGAGCCCGACCGTTACGAACCGGTGCCCAAGCCCCGGGCGACCGCCTCGGCCGCGTTCCAGGCGCAGATCGCGGCGATGAAGAAGTCGCGCGATCTGTTCCATGACCAGCTCTCCGAGCAGTGGGTGCGCGACGGCATCGCCCGCACGCGCAACGCGGCCGGCGTCGAGCACGTCGTGCACGAAAGCACGAGCGAGCCCGGCAAGTTTCAGATCACCAGCTTCGAGAACGGCGAACCGACCGGGCACCGCGTGGTGAGCTCGATCGCCGAGGCCGCCAAGGAGCTCGCCGGCGAGACGATTGTTGACAAGAACGCGGCTGCGCCGCAGACTGGACAGGCCAATGGCCCCGAATTTCAAACGCGCGGAGGAGCTCGTCAGGCAGGGAGCGCCACCGGCGACGGCCCTGCGGCAAGCTATCCGCGAGAGCGCGAAAGCCGGGCCCAATTCGACGAGCGCCGCACCAAGCACTACCAGTCCCTCTACAAATACGTCCTCGGCGCCGCCAAAAAGCTCGACCCCACCGTAAACAAGCGCGCGCTGCGCGCGGAGTTCGATCAGCGCCTCGCGCGCTTCGAGGATCTGCAGCAGCTCTATCGCGAGAGCGGCAACAACCCGAAGGATCTACTGCGCGCGATCGCCGGCCTCGGCGGCATTCACGATCCGGCCTACCGCGGCGAGATCGGCGACATCAGCGACGGCACAAAGTTCGGCAGCCTGCACGGTCACAAAGTCTTTCGGGCGAAGACGGTCAAGGACAATCGTGGCGTCCCGACATCGGGATTGTCGCTCGACCTGATGGCCACGACGCTCAAGCAGGATCCGCGGTTCGCGTGGATTGACGGCCCCAACACCCTGATCGACGCGCTCGACGAGATCTCGCGGAGCAGCCCTGACGAGGCGCACCTCGTGCTGCCGGGCGCCGGCGAGCTGTATTCGGATCTCGGCATCGACCCGAGCACGACCTGGTGGGATCAGTCGTGGCGGAATGTCGATCTGATGGACGCCTCAACGATCAGCGACAGCGAGCGCGACATCCTCGAGCCCCAGGGCCCCGTCGATACCTCGTTCAACATCGACGAGTTCAGTCAATCGCTGTTCGACGATCTGCAGGAGCCTGATCCGGCGAACGTGACGATGACCGAGACGCCGACGCAGGCCGATCGGCTCGACACGGGCGAGCTGCAGCCGCGACTCCCAGGCGCCGGCGACGTGCGCGATCAGAACGTGGCCACTCCGCAGCTCGAGGCGCCGTTCAGTCTCACCTCGGAGATCGCGAAGCCGCGCACCAAAAAGGAGCGCGCCGGCGGGCCGAGCCCGCAGTATCTCAAGGCGCTCGAGGATAGCCGCACGGCCTCGGCCGCGTTCGCCGAAGCGACCCGCGCGTTTCGCGCGCGCGAGATCGACGATGCCGCCTACCTCGCGGCGCGGCAAGCCAACGACGCGGCCGCGGCGAAGTTCGATGAAGCATTCACGCTCGAGGAACGCCGCGGAGGATCGCGCACGTTGTTCCAGTCGGCCTATCACGGCAGCCCGCACGAGTTCGACGAGTTCAAACTGAACGCGATCGGCAGCGGCGAGGGCAATCAGGCCTATGGGTGGGGCCTCTACTTCGCCGGCGAGAAAGAGGTAGCCGAGTATTACCGCGACAAGCTCACCGAACAAGGCAAGCGCGGCCGCCTCTACACCGTCGAGATCCCCGACGACCACAACATGCTCGACTACGATCGCGCGGCCTCGCAGCAGTCGCCCAAGGTGAAAGTCGCGCTGAAAAAGCTCGGCGTGGAGTGGGACGATACGCACATCCCCACGGCCGCCGAAGGCCTCGAGCTATTCAACACATCCGACTGGATCCGTGAGAATTGGTTTCAGGACGTGGGGATCCGTGAGTCGTTGAAGGAAGGCCTGCACTACGCCAAGAGCGGCGACGATCGGCTATTCGGCCTCTGGTATGAAAAGAACATCGGTTTGATGACGCCCGAGGGCAACAACGATCCGACCGGCGGCAGCATCTACGACCAGCTGCAAACGCAGTGGATGCAGGATCACCCACACCTCGATCGCGAACAGAGCGCACACGCCACGAGCCTGATGCTCCGGCAGGCCGGCATTCTCGGCGTGAAATATCTCGACGGCAACAGCCGCTACAAGCTCGAGGGCTCGAGCAACTACGTGGTGTTCGACGATCGCCACGTGCAAATCAGGGAGTTCAATCAACCGCCCGCGCCCCTGACGACCGCGAGCGTGCAGGCATGGACCGACGAGATCAAGCGCAAGGTCGGCCCAGACCTGGCGACGTTCGACGTGCGCATCGTGCAGGGCGGCGATCTCTTTCTCGAGGGGATCGGCGTCAAGCGCGGCGCCGCGCGCGCCGGCCTCGGCACGCGCGTGCTGCAGGAGCTCACACGGTTCGCTGATCTCAACGGCCGACGCCTGACGCTCAACCCGGCGCACGAAGGCTACAGCCCGGCCGAAGGCGTGGCGCCGACGACATCCGCGAAACGCCTGGTGAAGTTTTACGAGCGATTCGGGTTCGTGGAAAACACGGGTAAGAACCTAAACCTCTTGATCTCTGAGCAAATGTATCGAGAGCCCACGCTCCCAACGCTCGGCCAACCGTTGTTTCACGGCAGCCCGCACGACTTTGAGCGGTTCAGTCTCGAGCACGTGGGCACCGGCGAAGGCGCGGCCGCGTATGGATGGGGCCTCTACTTCGCGGAGAACCGCGACGTGGCCGCCGGCTATCACGATCGACTAAGCGGCGACCCGCAGGTGCGCCGCATGAAGATCGGCGCGCTGACACTGACGACCGCCAATTCAGACTACTCGCGCAACGCGCACATCAGCGACCTCGAGAACATCCGCGCGAGCCTGGCCGAGGATCTGCTGCTACGCCCGCTCGAGCTGCTCGGCGCCGGCGAGGGCGGATTCAGAGAGCACGTGCTGAAAGTGCTCGACGGCAAGATCAGCGACTACGAAACGGAATGGCCCGAGGGAGCGGTCGCCGGCAAAGAGCTGCGCGCCGAGCTCGAGAAGCCTGGCGCGCTGACGATTAAGTTCGATCCGAAAAGCGGTGGCGTCTACCAGGTGGACATCCCCGACGAGCACATCGGCAACATGATCGCGTGGGAGGCGCCGATCAAGGATCAGCCGACCAAGGTGCAGGAGTTCGTGCGCGCGTTCCTGAAAGATCAGGGCTATCTCAGAGCGAAAGACAACGGGCCCCGCCAGCTCTCGGCCGCGTTCAAAAGCTACACGATGGAGCGCGGCGGGTTTGCGAACCGCGACAGCGGCGAGATGGTGTATTCGCTCGCGATCGATGCCGAGGCGCACAAGCTCGCGCGGGCGGCCGGCCTCACCGGCAAGCCGGGCCCCGAAGGAAACCGTGCGATCGAGGACATGAAACGCGATCCGAAAATCGAGGAGCGCGCGAGCAAGGCCCTGGCCGCGGCCGGTATTCCTGGCCTGCGCTATTTCGATGCCGGCTCGAGAGACGCCGGCGACGGCACGCGCAACGTCGTGGTGTTCGACGATTCGATCGTCAAGCTCACGCACAAGGACGGCACGCCGTTCACCGCGGCCGAGCGCAAGGAGTTCATGCAGGAAGGGCCGGGCGCCGGCGCGCCGACGCCGCAGCAGCGCCGCGGCGCCATTCGGTTCGGCGCCGGCAATCAGCAGATCACGATCTCGCTGTTCGAGAAAGCCGACCTCTCGACGTTCCTGCACGAGAGCGGGCATTTGTTCCTCGAGGTGATGGGCGACGTAGCGGACCAAATCAGCGCGATCGCGCCCGAGGCCCGCACCGACACGCAGCAGGGCCTGATCAGCGACTACGAGACGGTGCTCAAGAGTTTTCACACCGCGGCCACCGACACGTTCGGCGTGAGCTCGCGCGAGCAGATCACCACCGAGCATCACGAGCAATTCGCGCGCGCGTTCGAGGCCTATCTGATGACCGGCAAAGCGCCGGATCTCAAACTGCAATCGACGTTCGCCCGCTTCCGCGCGTGGCTCACCGGCATCTATCGCACGTTGAAGAATCTGAACGTGGACCTGACGCCCGAGGTGAGCGCCGTGTTCGATCGGCTACTCGCCAGCGACCAGGCGATCGCCGACGCGAAAGCGCAGCGCGGCATCGAGGCCATGTTCACGACGCCGGAAAGCGCCGGCATGAGCGCCGACGAGTTCAGCCTCTACCGGCAGACGGTCGCCGATGCCTCACAACGCGCGCGCGAGGAGCTCGACGGCAAACTGATGCGCGAAGTGGCGCGCGAACAAAGCCGCGAGTGGAAATCCCGGCGCGAGGAGATCCGCACGACGGTCGAGGCCGAGGTGTTCGGCGAGAACACCTATCGGGCCCTGGCGGCGATCAAGAGCGGCGAGAACCCAGACGGCACGCCGATCACCGAAGGACAAGAACCGCAGCCGCTCACGTTGTCGGCCGGCATCATCAAAGAACGCTACGGCGCCGAGCGCCTCAAGCGACTGCCTCGAGGCCTGGCGCGCGGCGACGGAGAGCTCGACCCGAACACGGTGGCCGAGATGTATGGCTTCTCGAGCGGCGACGCCATGCTCAGCGCGCTCGAGGCGGCCCCGCCGGCGAAGACCGTGATCGAGCAGCGCACGAAACAGCAGATGATCGCCGAGCACGGCAGCATCCTGCTCGACGGCAGCCTGCACGAGAAAGCGCGCGCGGCGATCAGCAACGAGGATCGCGACATCATCATCAGGAAGGAGCTCAAGGCACTCGGCCAGCAGCGCCGGCGCCTGGCGCCCGCGATCGAAGTGGGCCGCCGGCAGGGCGAGGCCGCCGGCGCCGGGCAGCTCGCGAGCGAACGCGCGGAGCGAGCCTACGAGCGACGCTGGTTCGAGGCCGAGGCGAAACTGCGCGTGGCCATCGCGCAAGGCCAGAAGCAAACCGAGATCGACGCGCTGCAGGATACGGTCAACAACCTGCGACAGAAGGCGCGCGGTGGGGCGGCCACGATTCGCGCGGCGATTCCGCCGGCGGCCGCGATGCGGGACGCGGCCAAGGATCGCATCGCGCAAATGAAGATCCGCGAGATCGATCCCGATCGGTTCTGGTCGGCCTCGAGGCGCGCCGGCGTGCAGGCGCTCGAGCGCGCGGCGCGGCAGGACTTCGACGGCGCCATCGTCGCGAAGCAGCAAGAGCTGATCAACCTGAATATGTATCGGCAGGCCGAGGCCGCGCTCGAGGATATTCAGGATCGCGTGCGCGGCGCGATGGACCTGACCAAACCCTCGAGGCGCGCGGCGCTCGGCAAGGCCGGCGACACGTATCTCGACCAGGTGGACGGCATTCTTGATCGGTTCGAGTTCGCCAAGGTGAGCGACAAGGTGCTCGAGCGCCGGGCGAATCTCCGCGATTGGGCCG